TTCATGAACCCCAAGCCGCCCAATCCTATCCACGAGAACTGTATCAGTTTCTTTGGAGAACTCCCATCCGAATTTGGTCTGGAGAAATACGTGGACTACACAACACAATTTGAAAAGTCCTTCTTGGAACCGCTCAAAAATGTGCTAGAATGTATTGGATGGACGCATGAAAAGAAAGTATCGCTTGGGAGCTTTTTTGAATGAATGTGTGGGTTGTAACATGGACTAATCATGTCGTAGGGCAAGTTGGTTCAGAAGATATCAAATGTTTTGAGGAGTATGAAACTGCCAGAGCATTTGCTAAAATGATGAGTAACAATTACTCTTATGTAAACATGTACGAAGATGAGGTAACACAATGGGATTCCTAGATACAGTAATCAAGGATAGTGGTAATGAGTTTGCTGGATACGTTAGCGAAGGTGTTGCTGCTGGCGACATTACTACCTTTGTTGATACTGGTTCTTACATTTTTAATGCGGTGGTTAGTGGATCTTTGTTTGGTGGCATCCCATCAAATAAGGTTACTGCCCTCGCAGGCGAAAGTAGCACAGGAAAGACTTTCTTTGCTCTTTCTGTTGTTCGTAACTTTCTTGATGCTAATCCCTCTGGTGGCGTCATCTATTTTGAAAGTGAATCTGCTATCTCTCGTGAAATGATTGAGAGCCGTGGTATTGATAGCAAGCGCATGATTATGATGCCTGTTGCTACAATTGAAGAGTTTCGTACTCAAGCTTGTAGGATCCTTGATAAGTACATGAAGGAACCTAAGGATGAACGAGTTCCTATGCTGTTTGTTCTTGATAGTCTTGGTATGCTTTCTACTTCTAAGGAGATGGAAGACATCGCCAACGACAAGCAAGTTCGTGACATGACGAAATCGCAACTCATCAAAGGTGCGTTTCGTGTGCTTACCCTCAAACTGGGTCAAGCAAATGTTCCTATGATTGTTACCAATCACACTTATGATGTGATCGGTTCTTATGTTCCCACCAAAGAAATGGGTGGTGGAACTGGACTGAAGTATGCTGCTTCTACAATCATCTATCTCGGTAAAAAGAAAGAGAAAGATGGAACAGAAGTTGTCGGTAACATTATCAAGTGTGAAGCAAAGAAGTCACGTCTAACCAAGGAAGGCAGTAAAGTTGAAACCAGACTCTATTTTGATGAACGTGGATTGGACCGCTATTACGGACTACTGGAACTGGGTGAACAATACGGAGTATTCCAGCGCAAGGGTAATCGCATCGTTGTTGGGGAATCTTCCATTTATCCTTCTGTTATTCTTGCTGATCCCGAGAAGTATTTCACAGAAGAAGTAATGGCAAAACTTGAGGAAGCAGCAAAACAAGAGTTCTCCTATGGCAGCTGAGCGTATTGAAGAGACTATCTTACGCAATCTTCTCTACAACGAGGAGTATTATCGTAAGGTAGTTCCATTTCTAAAAGCAGAATATTTCAACGAGTATCATGAACGTATCCTATTTGAAGAAGTCGCTGACTTTGCCAGTAAGTATGACAAAGTACCTACTCAGGAAGTTCTCTCAATCAACCTCCAGAATAGAAACGATCTTACAGAGGATGCATTCCAGAGTTCGTTATCTACCCTCAAGTCCCTTGGAGACGAGTGGGTTGATTTCAACTGGCTCCTTGATGCCACAGAAAAGTGGTGCCAAGACAGAGCAATCTATCTCGCTCTCATGCTATCAATCAAGGTCGCAGATGGAGGCGATAAAAAATTATCAAAGGATGCGATCCCAGGTATCTTACAAGAGGCCCTGGCAGTATCGTTTGATGAACACATCGGACACGATTACATAGAACAAGCAGAAGCACGTTATGAGTTTTATCACAGGACTGAAGAGAAAATCCCATTTGATCTTGAAAAGTTCAACTTCATTACGAAAGGTGGTTTACCTAACAAGACTCTCAACATCGCTCTTGCTGGTACGGGTGTCGGCAAAAGTCTATTCATGTGCCACATGGCTAGTGCCTGCCTCACTCAGGGGTACAACGTACTCTACATTACATGTGAAATGGCAGAGGAGAAAATTGCTGAGCGAATTGACGCAAACCTACTGAACGTAAATGTCAAAGATATTCCTGAATTACCCGAAGTTCTCTTTACTTCTAAGGTTCAAGAGATCGCTAGAAAAACTAGAGGGAAACTTATCATCAAAGAGTACCCAACAGCATCCGCTCATGTCGGACACTTCAAAGCTTTACTCTCAGACCTTTCCTTGAAAAAGGATTTCAAACCACATATTATCTTTGTGGACTATCTAAACATCTGTGCTAGTGCGAGGTATAAAGGTGCGATTGTCAATTCTTACACGTATGTCAAAGCGATTGCTGAAGAGCTTCGCGGTCTTGCTGTGGAACATAATGTACCTATTGTCTCTGCTACTCAAACTACTCGTAGTGGTTACGGTAATAGTGACCCTGACCTTACCGATACTTCTGAGTCTTTTGGTCTTCCTGCCACTGCTGACTTTATGTTTGCCCTTATCTCTACTGAGGAGCTTGAACAACAAGGTCGCATCATGGTCAAACAACTTAAAAACCGATATAACGACCCAACTGCCTCAAGAAAATTCATGGTGGGAATTGACAGAGCGAAGATGAAGCTGTATGATGTAGCAGATGATGCGTCTGCAATTGGCATCAACCAAGAAGACCCTGGCGAAGAGTTCGCACAATTCGCCCAAACCCAAAACCGTTTATCTAAATTTGCTGAGTGGAATGTATGACTATTGACTTTAATCGTTATCAAGAATTTGTTGGTGCTGTAACGAGCGATGCTTCTACGAATTTTGTTGACTTTGCTGATCGGATTGGCGAGCTTGATCGTGAGGGTGCCAATATTGAACGACTTCTTACTGCTGGTGTTGGCATCAACGCTGAGGGTGGTGAGTTTCTTGAGATCGTCAAGAAGATGATTTTCCAAGGCAAACCATGGAACCAAGATAACCGAGAGCATCTGATTATTGAACTTGGCGATATTATGTGGTATGTCGCTCAAGCATGTCTGGCACTCGGCATTTCGTTTGATGAGGTGCTGGAACGAAATGTGAAGAAACTTGAAAAACGGTATCCTGGTGGGTCATTTGACATCCACTATTCTGAGAACCGCGCCGCAGGCGACCGCTGACGTGCTATGATGGGGGGAACCTAAATAAGGGTGACCCCCTTTTCTCGTAGATGGCAACCCAGAACAAGCACCTGGAGCACCTGGAAGACGAGCTGATCAACTACGGATATAATGGTTACGTCGCTTCCAGAGACCTCATACAAAGCTTTGTAGACGAGCTTGGTGGGCGTCCCACGGGCAACGTCAAGGTAACTACCAAATGGGATGGCGCTCCTGCTGTGGTTTGTGGCATCGACCCAGAGAGCGGTAATTTCTTTGTAGGCACCAAGTCTGTATTCAACAAGAAAGATCCCAAGGTAAATTTTACCGACGAAGATATCGATAAGAATCACGGTCACATACCTGATCTTGCTACTAAACTTAAGTATTGCCTGAAGTATTTTCCTGAACTTAAAGTGAAGGGAGTTATTCAGGGTGATCTTTTGTTTAGCAAAGGAGACGTTCAGACTAAAACGATTGATGGTGATCGTTTTTATACGGTCACTCCCAACACTCTTACCTATGCTTGGCCTGTAGATAGCGATCTTGGCAAGGCAGTAAATCAAGCACAAGTTGGCGTGGTATTTCACACTTTCTACAGCGGCGGCAACACTCTTCTTGAGATGAGTGCTGGATTTGGTGTAGATCAATTTAGATTGAAGTCTACCCGAAACGTATTTTTGGCATCTGCTACGGTAGATAATATCAGCGCCAATTCTGGTCTTACTCCTAATCAGGAGCGTGTGTTGAAATCTGTTATTTCAGTTGTCAATAGAAATGCTTCTGTGGCAAAACCTTTTCTTGAGGTTATCGCTCATGAAGCGACCAAGCAGTTCACGCTTGGATATACGATGAAGCGTTACACTAACTCCTTCGTAAAAGAAGGTAAAACGATCAACAACACTTCCAAATTCATGAGCGGTTTTGCTGCCGCATTTGAAAAGTCTTTGGTTGAGAAAGTG